CCAGCCTTGCAAACATTCGCTTCAGGGGATAGTAGTTTTTGGGATGGGGAGAATATCATTATAGCAAAAGAGGGTTCAGCATCAGTACCGCAAAGATTTTACAAGTATTCGTTACCATACAATACGATGATACCGTTCACTTCTGATTGGTATTTTGGAGGTGCTGCGTTGTTGGGAAATAAGATATGGGTAAAGAAATTATCATCTACCGGACTTGTAAGATGGGTTTATTGCCTGCAATCAACCGCAACCAATTTAAGGAGGATAATGATTTATTAAAACTATGCTACTAACGCTGATATTGAATTTGGGGATGGCCGCAGGGGATGTGGTAGAACCTACACCGGTAGGGGGCGGGGGTGGAGGTTACAATTATGTTTGGCATGAAGCAATGAGGTTGCCGGGGAAAGAAGAAAGGATAAAAAAACAGAACGAAGCAATAATAAAGGTTTTGGAAACATTTTTAAACGTAACAGAATGAAAGACATTTTTTCAAATAAAGACTTTTCTGGCTCCGTTCAATTCAAAGACATTGACGGGAAGAAAGGAATAGTAACCGGGTACTTCGCTGACTTCAACACAGTTGATTCAGACGGGGATATTATTCTCCCCGGTGCTTTTACTAAAACCATAACACAAAACGGCCCGCAGTCAAGCAAGCCCCGGATAAAACACCTGATGAACCATGACATAACTCAGCCTTTGGGTGTGTTGATGGTGCTTAAAGAAGATCAAAAAGGTCTTTACTATGAAAGTAAATTAGGTAGTCATGCTTTAGCCGTTGACTTCCTGAAGATGGCAGACAGTGGGCTGATAACCGAGCATTCAATAGGATTCAGAACGATAAAGTACGATCAGGTAAAACCCTGGAGTGATTGGCGGGAAGGTGACACAGCAAGGCATCTGACAGAATTAAAGCTGTGGGAGGGGTCAAGCCTGACGGCATGGGGGGCTAATTCAAACACCCCTTTGACCGGGATAAAAGGAATGAACAAGGAGCAGATCAAAGGGTTTTACGAGCAAAAGCAAAAGCATATTGAGGACTTCTGCCGTAATTCAGATGCTACCGATGAAACCATTGAAATGTTATTGATTCAAAACAAACAATTAACTCAGCTAATAATAGACCTTTCTCAAACCGATGAACCGGCAGGCAATGCCATTCAGCCCGGTAAGGATGTTTTTGCTGATGCGATTGATTCATTCATTATAAAAAACTTAAAAGTCTAAACATGGAAATGAAAGACATACAGGCGAAACTTGATGAGTTAAAATCTTCTCTTGAAGGTTCCCTGGATAAAAAGCAAAAAGAGGCCATTGCAGCGGAAGTAAAATCACTGACCGATGCTATTGAAGCCTTGAAAAAAGAGACAGTAAAGCCGGATGACCTGAAAAACATCAAAGATGAACTTAAAGTGGTTCAGGATGCTTTGCTTGCAAACCAGCCGGTGATTGATGCCTTTGTGAAAGGCGAAAAGAAAACCGAAAGCAAACTGATTACCTTCAAAGATGCCTTTGCAAAAGGTCTTGAAGATAATTACGATGCTATTGCGGCCATTGAAAGGAAAAAAGGAACGGTTCGTTTCGATCTGAAAGGGTTTGACACCAAGACAGTTGGTGATATGACACTTTCTGGAAACCTTAGCGGCGATCAGGTTGCCTCTTACGGTGGCGTTGGTGTATTGCCTGCTGACCTTATAAACCTTCGTGATTTGATACCTACCCGCCAGACTGCAACAGGTTTAGCAGTTACATACCGTGAAGGTATCGGTGAGGGTGCAGTAGCACGTCAGACAGAGGGAAGTGCTAAAGCACAGGTTGATTCTGATTTCACAGAGGTAAAGGTTGTTCAGCGTTACATATCTGCTTACCAAAGGGTGAGCAAGCAGATGCTGCAAGACCTTCCTTTCCTTCAGACAACACTTACCCGTATCCTGATGAGGAAGTACATGAAGAAAGAGAACACCCTGCTTTATGCAGACCTTTCTACCACCATGTCATCCCCTGTTTCTCCTTCAGGAAGTGATGCGGCACAGAGAATACTCAGCATCATAAAGACACAGAGGGACAGCGGTTATTCTGCTTCATTTGTGTTGATAACATGGGCTGACTGGTATAATATCCTCGTAAGTGCAAGACCTTCAACCGGTACTGACTATTCAACTCCTGGAGGTTTTGTGGTAACGCCTTCCGGTGAGATTATTGCCGCCGGTGTGAGAGTTATCCCTGCATCATGGGTTACTGAAAGTGATATACAGGTGATTGACACAGCCTATATTGAAAGGGTTGAAGTTGACGGCCTGAGTGTTGAGCTTTCAACCGAAGATGCAAACAACTTTACGGAGAATAAGGTTACAATGCGGGTTGAGTGCCGGACAGACTTAAATGCTCTGCTGACTTCAGCACATTTGAACTATGGTACGGATTCATAAGATAATGGTTTCGTTAGTAACGTGGATTGATAATAACGGCGGGGGTTTCCACCCCTGCCAATTTTAAAAAATGGAAAAAAGAGAACAAAAGCCAACGAAGAAAAAGAAGGTCAAAGAGCCGAAAAAAAGAATTGTAGTAACAAGGCCGAAGAATGAAATGCGGCCACAAAAAGAGAAACGTGAATATTAATTGGGCAAATGTTGTTGATATATCAGACGGTTCTGATGCTATTACCGAGCCGGTAACACTTCAGGAGGTCAAGGATAATATGCGTATGACTGGCTTTGTAGATGTTGGCGAAAGCCCGACTACTGACCTTTCAGACTTCTCTTTTGATGATGATCTGATTGAAGATTTAATAACGGCAGCCAGGGAGCAGTTTGAGCAGGGGTGTGGAATTTCTCTTATCCCCAAAACCTTAGAGGCTGTTATTACGAATGAATGTGGGATGATTGAAATACCCTTTGGTCCGGTTTCGTCCGTCACATCATTGAAAAACTCGGACGATGATGATATAACCGATTACACTCTTATCGGAAGGTTGGGCGGGTTTGTCAACCTAAAAAGCCCGAAGTTCTCAGATATGACAATGGTATATGAGGCCGGTTACGGGAACACCGATTGCCCGGCAGTACCGAAGTCAATAAAAACCGATATGTTAAGGCTTATTTACTATATGTATGAGAACAGAGGTGACGATGCGGGGATTCAAAGGTTTTTTCAGCAGTTTGCAGGGAAATATAATAGGAACACATGGCTATAAGACAGATCAAATTACAGAAGTACGACACCGAAAAGAACGGAAGCGGTGACAACCAGGAGTACCTGCATAAGAACGTAGCTACTTTTGCAGATGTAAGTGAGGCCGGGGGTGACAGGGTGAGCAATGACGGCCAAACGGATATGACCAAAACAATGAATTTTAAGATTCGGTTCAATCCGAATTTCGACATAACAGGTAATTGGCGGGTGATATATGACGGCAGAAGCTATCAGATACACACAATTACCAAAGACAAGGAAAAAAGATTTTACTGGAAATTAACGGGAACAAGTGTATAAAGTTCAAATCATAGGGCTGAATGAGTTGCAGGCAAAACTTGCCAAACTTCCGGGTACCATTAAATCAGAGGTTAACGGGGTGATGACAAGAGGCGGCCAGGTGTTTGTGAGGGCAGCGCAGAGGGATTCGCCTATTGATATGAGTTTTCTCCGGCGGGGGATAACCTTTATGCCAAACCCGGTTGTTAATATGACGGTGGAGTTTATATCAAGTTCTGAATATTCATCTTATATGGAATTTGGAACAAAAGCAAGAGTAAGGATTCCGCCGCAGTTTTCAGCTTATGCGGCTCAGTTCAAGTCAACGGGTAAGGGTAATTCGGGTAAGGGTTTTTATAGTTCAATATTGGAGTGGGTCAAGAGAAAGGGTATCGGGGCGGCAAAAACAAAGTCAGGCAGGCCAAGTAAAAGCTCGGATAGTTTAGCCGGGCAGGAACAGGTCGCTTATTTGATTTACAGGTCAATATTGAGGCACGGGGTAAGGTCGCATCCTTTTTTCTTTAAGAACTTGCCACTGGCAAAAGAAACGATTGAAACAGGGATAAGGTCGATAACCAATAACCTTAAATTATGAACCCGACAATACAGATAAACTTAGCCCCGGCAGTTGATCAGGCGGTAAGGGATGTGTTGATTTTGAATATCGGGGAGCTTTGGGAAGATTATTGTATTGAGAAAGGCATAAGTGATGAATTAAGGACTGAGGGGATTGTATTTTTAGAGGACTTTGCAAATAAAGTAAATGAACACGGTAGGTAACATATTGACGGCTTATTACAACGCATTGAACGGGAACGTAACGGGGTTTGACATCTATAAAATAACTGTTCCTCTTTCGGAGGATGGCAATTATGTGCAGATATACCCGGAGAGTGGTGGTGATGCAGGGAACAAGAGTAAGAAAGCTGAGGAAGTGGTGATAAGGGTTGATATCGTCTCCGTGTATAAGAACGATGCCAGCCAGGAATCAGTAGAGGCGGCAGATGCAATAATTGAGGGAATTATCATACCGGCAACGGGAGACCATGGTTTAACCGTGGCCTCAGGGTTGCAGGTGACGAATATAATGCGGGAGAATTATTCATACCTGATAGAACAGGACGGGGCGAATACTTACTACCGGAAGATCACACGTTATAAAAATCGTATTATTCAAATCTAAATATTAAACAATGGCAGTAACAGAATTACAAGGTTCACGGGTGGGTATATACATCCGTAACTACGGCAGTACAGACGTTTTTAAAAGAATCGTCTGCGAAGAATCGGCATCTCTTGAATTGAACAACGATGTTCAGACCACTAAGACCAAGTGTGGTGTTTTTAAGGGTGTTGATATTGTTGACTGGAAAATCTCAGGTAACGGGGTGGCAAACTTTAACCCATCTGCTTCAGAGATTTCAGCAGATGATTTACAGACCCTTCAGATTGCCCGGACAAAACAGGAAGTGTATGTTCAGAATGAAGCCTTTACCGAGGGTGGTACAAGTTACGCAATCGGTGAAGTGTTTAAGTTTGGTGGGGAGGCTTATTTAGTGGCGCAGACCATCTCTTTCCCTTCAAACGACATTACGAAATTCACTTATAACCTGGAAGGTGTAGGTACACCTGATACCGCAGAATCATAATATATGGCAAAAAAAATGACCCTTAGCATAGGAGGGAAAGACTATGCCCTGAATTTTGGAGTAAACTGGTTTTATGAATTTTACAAACAGGATTCCGGCCATGACCTTATTAAAGACCCGTCTTTCACATTAAAAGACACCGGTAGTACAGAGGTTTTCTCTGTTATCCAGTCGTTAATGTGGGCTGGTTATAAGTCAGAGTGTAAGGTTAATAAACAGCCGGAGGAACTGTTACGGGAAGATATTGAGAACCATGTTATGGGTTGTGATACGGAGAGTGTTGTAAATACTTTATGGGAACTCATAGCTTGTATTTCCGGTATTTCAGTTGAAAGCCTGAAGGAAACGGCGGTTGATGCTGAAAAAAAAAATCAGTAGAGACGAGTTGGGATGAGGTAAAAGCGGAGGCATTCGGTGAAATCGGGTTACTGCCAAACGATTTTTATAATATGGAGGTTGATGATTACAGGCTTCTGAAGAAAGGCTTTTTGAACAAGCGGGTATATGAGCAGTCAGTAATAAGAAGGGCCGTTATTTCTATAATGGCCCCCTGGTTAAAGCAGGCCCCGGATGCTTATAAATTCTGGCCGCTGCCGGGGGATGAAGAAGAAAGGAAACGGATTGCGGAGAAAAGAGATGAAGCGGCCATGCGGATATTGGAAAGGCATAAAAAGAACAATATCACTTATGTGATGGTCGGTAAAGGGAAAGAAAGAAAGATCGTTGAAGTCATAAACAAAGAAAGCTGATGAGTGGAATATCTATAAAGGTTAGCGGTGATGTTCAAAGCGCAGTCAGGGGGCTTGAAAGAGTAACTGAAAGGCTGAGAGCGACTGGTGCGGCAGGTCAGTCGTTTGGCAATTCGATGCAACGTTCATCCCAAATTGCAAGTTCCGCTTTAGCAAAAACTTCAACATCAAGTAATCAGGCCACTCTTGCTCTTAGCAATCTTTCAAGAGTTGCGCAAGATGCTCCATATGGGTTTATTGGTATTGCCAATAATATAAATCCTCTTTTGGAATCATTTCAGCGGCTAAAAGTAAGCACTGGAAGCACAAAAGGGGCTTTGAAAGCATTGGGGTCATCACTAACAGGAGCTGGTGGTCTGGGGCTTGCAGTTGGTATAGCATCCTCGTTGTTAGTTGTTTTTGGTGATAAACTTTTTGGAGCAAGCAAAAAAGCTGAAGAATTAAAAAAGAAAAGCGATGAAGTAAAGAGTGCTATTGATGGCATATTTTCATCAACCGCAAAAGAGGCTACTGAGGTAGGTTCTTTAATAACCGTTCTTAAAAGCGAAACAGAAACGAGAGTTCGTAAACTGGAAGCTATAAAAGAATTGCAGAAAATTCAGCCGGAAGTTTTTAACGGGCTGAAATTAGAGGGCAACGCAGTAGCCGGTTTGGATCAGGCTTACCAGAATTACATCAGCAACCTGAAAAATGTAATTGCAGCAAAAATATTACAGGTAGAACTGGAGGCGAAAATCGAGAAGCTGCTGAAAATGCAGGGCGTTACCGCTTCAAGTGCATTAGAGAAGTTTGCCAATGAAGGAGGTATGCTGAAAATAATGGCTGAAAATTTTGCAAAAGCATACCCCGGAGAAAGGAATTTTTATCTTGAGCAGCTAAATGCAACGAAGGAACAAAAACAAAAAGCACAAGCACAACTTGAGGCAGAGATTAAAGACCTGTTTAACCAGCTAAAGCAATTCAGTAATAATATAAAGATAGATATTCCAAAGGTTGATATAAAAGATACGGTTGATTTGATAGACCCTTTGGATGTTACTCAGATGCTCGATGTTTTTACAAAAAGATTACAGGAGCAAACGAAAAAGCCGGTGCCGGTTGAGATTCCGGTAGATTTCAAGATAAAAGAGCCAGAACCAGGTAGCTTTAGTGCTAAAAACATAGGTTCAGAATTACAGAACCAGCTTAAAGGATTGGCAAGCCTTGTCTCAGACACTCTTACCCCTGTTTTTGACAGTTTCTTTTCGACCATAGCACAAGGGGGAAATGCTTTTAAAGCCTTTGCACAGGCAGCAGCGCAAGCCCTGACGGGGTTGATAACAAAGCTGCTGACAACGGCAGCCCTTTCGCTTATTTTGGGGCCGGTACTTGGTATCGGTGTCGGGGTGGGTGCAGCATCAAGCAAGTTTGCTGATGTATTTAAATTCCTTTCAGGCTTTGGCGGTAGGGCGGCAGGTGGTCCTGTGGCGGCAAATCGTCCGGTTGTGGTAGGTGAGGCAGGCCGGGAGCTTTTTATCCCTTCAACGTCCGGCAGGATAGTACCTAACGGCTCACTCAGCCAGTTTGCGGGGCAGGCGGCACAGATGATAAACGTAACAGTAAACGGGGTTATTTCAGGGAATAATCTTGCCTTAGTCATGGCAAGGCAAAACAGGTATCAACTAAGCAATGTCTAAGCCGGGTTACATATACAGGATGAACTGGCAGTCGTTTCATGAAACAACGGACTTGCAGTGTTATATTGATATATCCGATAATGATAACCTGATTGATGATGCTGACGACCCGGTAATAATCGAAATGGAAGCCGGGGGAGATCCGGCCCGTTTGTCTGTCATTGATAACAGCGAAAGCCCTTTAACGGTGATCTTGGCGCAACAGCTAACGATAAGATTCAATTCGTCAGCCTTTGTGACCATGTCAACATTTTCAAGCGGTTCAGACAACAGGTGGAGTGTTCACTTTTACCTGGGGGATGATACAAAAACCATTTTCAAAGGGTTTCTTATTTCTGATGACAATAGTATCTCAGAGGAATTTTTAAGCCCGCCGAATGAAGTCGTATTAACGGCTAATGATGGATTACCCCTTTTAAAAGATATTCCCCTCGTTAACGCTGATGGTGACAATCCGCAGGGGTATCATAAGTTGTCCGATTATCTTTCATGGGCATTAAGGAGAACAGGACTTGACCCGTCAATGCGGGTTGCGTTTAACATAAAAGGAGAAAATGATATTGATGATATATCCGTACCCAATGTAAACCCTGAACATTTCTTTTACACCCAATACTTAGAGGCGAAAACCTTTGAGAAAGAGATAGGGGAAAGTGTGAGTTCTGCAGAAGCTATTGAAATAATCTTAGGGCATGAGGCCAGGATATTCCAGTATCAGGGAATATGGCATATTATGAGAGTGGACGAGGTTGAAGATTCAACAAGGGGTTTGTTTATCACTACTTACGATTCGTCAGGCTCTTTTGTTGCCAATTTGGGTGAAGTTGATTACCGGAAAGAGATCGGGCATATTCACGATATCAAGTTTATCGTTCAGACGATAATCACACAGAACCGGGCAAGGAAGTCGTTAAGGCTTACTTATAAGTATGAAACCCCAAAAGAGTTGCCGTGTAATATTGATTTTTCACGTGGAACAAACGAGACGGTTGTTTCATCAACTGAAAAGAAGTATGACATATCCTGCTGGACTTTACGAGAAGGTGGGCCGGGTTATTACGGCACGGTTGACGGCACAACGGCCACTATAAGGAAGATATTTAACGCCAATGATGAAGAAACGGAAAGATATGTTTTACTGACACCGAGAAGCTCGTTTGAATCTTCGTCTATTAACGACATCACTTATATTGAAAGCGAGGGGATTGAAATAACAGAAAAGGACAAGTTTGAATTGTCTATCGATTTCAAGCTGACTAATACAACATCGGGAACGCCTGATGTTAAACTATTGAGGGCCGTAATTTTCGGCGATGACGGCTCTTACTGGATATTGGGAGAAGATACGATAGGAGACGGAAACCATAAGTGGTTTGACACCTCTTTATTCACGATAAATACCGCAAAAGGTGAAGTAAGAATAGATACTGACAACGAAGATTGGCAGTCTGTAAATTGGTCGGCACCGGCAGCCCCGGTAACCGGCAAGCTATACATCTGGCTTAACCAGTTCAGACAGAACTCAAACTCTTTCTACAATCAGAATATTAAGTATGCAAACCTTTCTTTCAGTTATATTCCTTACATAAACGGTTCTTATCGGCCATACACCGGGCAATACCATGAGGTAACACAGGACGGGAACTACAAGGCGAAGATTGACGAACAGGTTTATATGAGTGATTCGCCGAATAAAATATTTAAAGGGGCTTTGTTTGAGTTTGACGGCTCGATTTACAATCTTTCTGGCTTATTTTACAATGCGGCAGTAAACCCCGGCGGGCCACCCGATGACAGTTATAAGCAGCGGTACGGGTTACTGCAGCTGTTTGATGTATGGAATCAATACAAAAATGAAATGCGGATTATTCAGGGTAGCTTGCAGGGTGTTGATCTGGATAAAACAAAGAACAGCTTGCCTTACCCGGCGCATCTGATAAACAAGTGGAACCCCACAGATACCAGCTTTCACGTTATTAACAAGTATTTTATACTCCTGCATTTTGACCAGGGTTACGGCAATGCAGGTTGGACGGGGGTATTCAGGGAGGTTGTTGATCTGACCAAAACGAAAAGCTATACAGGAAACACTTTTAAATATTTAAGCTGATGGAAGCAGTACACGGCAGGGATGTTTTGATAGAAATAAAGAAAGACGGGGTTTATTATCCTGTCTTATGTGGGACTGACTGTACGTTTACCAGGGAACCGGAGTTTTTGGAAAGCACAAACCCAACATCAGGAATATTCAAAAGGTATATTATAAGGCGGGAAGATTGGAACATGGGTGTAAATGGGTTGACCAAAATAGAAAACGATGCCTCCCTTACGTTTTTCTACTTATTGCAGACATCAGTAAGAAGGGCAACACAGACGGTGAGAATAACCTTTGAAGATATTGACAGCAATAGCATACAGATCGAGGGGTCGGTGTTGATAGGAAACGAAACGATCAGCGGCCCGGTGAGTGACTTTGCAAGTTGCTCTATTGAATTTAAAGGGAATGGGGCGTTTATCGTTGGCGAGGTTACACCGCCAACACCTGGTGAATTTGACTGGTTATCTGATTATTGGAGTACGGTTAACGGGAATAATTATGTTGACCTTGCGGGCTCAAGTGTTGTTCATGCTTATAATATCGGTGCTGACGATGAATTGTTGGAGGTTGATGTTGAGGGTGTTGAGTTTGACATTATCACATCGGGAACACCGGGCAACAGGCAGTGTAAATTAAATACGAGTACATTTGTATTGACCTTTGCCAGTGATTTTATATTTGATGGCAACCAAAAAGTATTTGTTGAGTTTAAACGTACATTATGACGGGAACAAGCAAAACTTTCTATCCTCCGGGCGGCTTGAATTATTTTATTGAGCCGTCTTTGTCGTATGTCGTACCGATAAGGATATGCGTCGACGGGGTGGGGTTTAAGATAAAAACATCTGGATCACCCGGGAACAGGGAGGTTGTTTATACGGCTTCAGAGGGTAGGTTTGACTTTGAGATGGATTTTGTCGGTTCTGGCCCGTTTGGAACAACGGATATAACCAATGCTTTATTTATAAAATGGAAAATAGTATGAAAAAGATTTTGTTTTTTTTGTTGTTATTGGCGGGGCTGAAAGGTCAGGGGCAGTCGGGGTACATAAGGCAATATCTAAAACCCTGGTGGATAGCGAATATCAGTGATTCCGGGCTTCATGTGCCGAGGTATGCGACAACGCCAACGGTGAGGGGTGGTGTGTTTAACGGGGCGGGGAATATCGGTGTAGATACGGTTAACCACAGGTTTTACTTTTATTCAGGGGGAAGCTGGAGGTACTCAAATGCGGGAACGAGTGGCGGAACACCTACTTGGCAGCAAACCCTTACAGCAGGGAGTACGTTGACTACAAATAATACAATATTAGCAGGCAGTACATTGC